GTTCAAATCGTTAACCCAAATACGACCGAAGAATTCCGGACGGATCATTTTCTTAGCGTAACGAGTCAAGAGACCTTTACGTGGAGTAAATGTATCTGGATCGTACACAAGAGGTGTCATGATTAATGGAACATACGGAGCAAATACCGCACCAGTTTCAAGGAATTGTGATCCTCTATAACCCATTAACATTACGTTTTCTGTCATGTAAGGATTTTTGTAAACTGTGTAACGGTTATTCATTTGACCAGCTTTCTGGATACCGAATGCATAGCTAGCTTTAGTTACATCACCATCAGAAGATGAAGCAAATCCTGGGATTGACTCAAGGATAGTTGCTACACTTGGAGAACATACGATGAAGTTTGCACCACCACGTAATGTCTTTTGGTGAATTTTGTTACTAACTTTCTGCATTTTAGTACCTAAAGTTTGGAACCACTGACCTTGTGTATTGTAGAAATTCAAGTCAGTTGCCCAAGCGGTTTTTCCTGCATTCAAGTAGTTGTTGTTTTTAGCTGACCAGTACTCATCCCATGCAGAAGCATCTTGGATCAACATGTCGATGATTTCAAGATCAATTTCCAATGCGATATACTCGCTCATGATTGAAGTTAATTCAGCTTCAGCATCCAAAGATTGGTATGCGTTCAAATCTTGAGCGAATTCTGGTGTCCATTGTGCTTTCAACTTACGAGTTTTAGCAACAATAGCTTCAGATTTCATTTGGATATTGATTTGTGGAATAGCCAATTGGTCTGTAGATGTAGACTCAGCATTTGGATAACCAGCACCAGCATTATCTTCGAAGTCACCACGACGGTTGTCTTGTGGAGCTACGTTATAGAATAATGTGTTTGCTGTAGGACCCCATATTGAACCTGAACCTGGGATGTTTTGATTAGATAATGTAGATCCAGAGAAGATAAAGGTAATTTGGTTTGTACCGTTAGTAGCTGTGTACTGAGGGTATAAACGGTTAACTGTATCAGTAGCTGGGATAGTAACTGAACCTGAACCAGGAACGAATGCACGAACACCTTTGAAATCTGGGTAAGGAGCGTTAGTACCTGTACCAACAAAGTAAGTTACTTTTTGGATATTTTCTGCAGCAATAGAAGCAGATAATGTAGTATCGTAATCTACATCAGACCAAGAGGCAACTGAACGAGATACTTGTAAAGAAGCTGAGAATTGGTTGATTGAATATGCGAAACGACCTGCACCATAAAGACCACCATTAGGATCAGCAGCTACACCTGGGTTAGTACCACCGTACATTGAAGAACCAGAAGCGTAAGTATCACCAGCAGGACCAAATGGGAAAGTTGGAGCTGCTTTAGCAGAAGCACCACCATATTGGAAATCCAAGAAGAATACAAGACCAGAAGGTAAATTCATTGGTTGTACTGAAACGAATTCTTTAGAAGAAATCGAACCAAATACTTTGCGTACCAATGGAAGAGCTACACCAGCCCATTGTTCACCTTGACCTACGTTAAAGGTACCACCACCTACGTTTGTAGAAGATTGCTCAACTACCAATTGTTTTGCTTGGTTTTCAAGAATTAAAGCCATGTTGTTTTTTTCAACTTCGCTTCCTAATCCTTCCAAGAGACCCGTTTTGCCCCATTTTGCGGCCATACGAGCTGCGTCGCTTTGCATATTTTTCCAATTGCCAGCTGCGCTTTCTAAAAGAGAATTAATGTTTGACATTTTCTGTTTTTGTTTTTTGTTTAAAAATTAAATAATTCCAGCCAATTTTTGCATGCGTAAGAATGCATCGTTTGACTCTACGATTGGTTTTTTAGCGTTTGGTGTTACCATTGCTTTTGAAGCACTACCTAGGTTTTCTTTGATTGTATTTTTGTTAACTTTGATACCCTCGTTTAAAGTTTCAAACACCATCTTAACTTCACCTACAGTTGTTGCTTTGTCAAAAGAACTCAACACTTTCACTTTTTGGTTTTCGTTTAAGTTTTTAGATTTAAAGATTTTATTTGTGTAAAGCAATTTAGCATTTAACAAATTAATTTCGTTCAATTCAGACTTAAGAGTATTGATTGTTTTAAGAGCTTCATCTAATTCAGCTTTCATAGCTTCAGTTGCTACGTCAGCACCACCACGTCCTTCTGGTCCGTATGTGGTTTTAAATGTTGATTTTGCTTTAAAGAAATCTTCAATAGCACTTAAATCATTGCGGTAAGATTGAGTATTACCTTCAAATGAATTTTTAAATGGACCTTCAGCACGTAATTCAGTGTTAAAGATATTATTTTTTTCTTCATCTGTTTTTGCACTCATAAGTTTAGATGCAATTTCTGGGAATCTTTTTTCTAAACGTCTTACAGCACCTGGCTTAATTCCGAATAGTTCATCTACTGTTTCTTTTTCTTCCATCTCTTCGATTTCTCTTAAAAGTTCTGCTAGATCAACTTCTTCTTCGTCTTCTATGCCTGTTTCTTCAGCTTCCTCTTCTTCACCACCTTCGTGGCCAGCTTCGAGTTCGCCTGCTTTGATCATGTCCTTGATAACGTCTTCAATCATTGATTTAAGATCTTCATCGGTCATGTCTTCGAGGTCAAGTGGTTCACCTTCGTCTTCACCTTCTTCAGATTCTTCTTCCTCTTCTTCAGATTCTTCTTCCTCTTCTTCGGCTTCGTAAAGGCCTTCCGCTGTTTCCTCTTCTTCTAGCTCTCTTAAAAGCTCTTCCAAATCAATTTCCATCATTGCTGCATCTTGAGCATCTACATCACCATCACCATCTATATCTCTGTCTGGTTGTAGTTCTGCATATTCGTCTAATGCTTTTTCGCCCATTCCTTGGCCGAATCCTTCTTCTGAATCAGCATCCATTTTACCGAATCCTTCTTCTTCGAGTTCTTCTTTTTCCATTTCTTGGAGTTTTGCAGCGAACATTGTTTTCAATTGAGGTGTGAAGGCTTCTTCTAGAGCTGCTTTTGCATTTGCGATAGCGGTTTCTTTAACAGCTTTAGCATCAGCAATTGCTTCTTTGAGCAAGTCTCTGTTTGTTGCCATTTTTCCTAAATTATTTTTGTTGGGAAAATACGTTTATTAAGAAACGTAATAGAATTTTTTATATCGATGCCACATAGGATATGAGGGGGGTGGCATATTCGAGTTATATGTATGTAGCAAACACGTTAAAGTCGCAAGGAAAAAAAAAGCCCTCAAAAAGAGGGCTAATTTTCACCGGTTTGCATATTTTAAAATATCGGACAAGTACCTTTAGCACATAAAATTTCAGTAAGAATTGAATTTGTACGTGCGTATTCGTTTAAGTATGTTGTTCTTGATTCGTTTAGAGCACCGTTTATCATCCATGAATCTGGGTTAGATGGGTTGGAAACTAAGTCCCAAGTAAGTAATTCAAAGTCGTCTTGTACTTCCATTACTTCACCCATTTGTTTTAAAGAACCCATTCCTCGAGAAGAAATACCAATGATTAAGCCATTTCTAACTAATGCACCAGCAATACGACCTGATGAAGTACCTAATTCTCCGGGATCAGCAAATATTTCTACTTTACCCCAAATTTCATCACCTCTCCACCATACTTCACGTATAGCATGTGATGCGTTTTTAAGGTTAATTACTTGCGAATCAGGGTGGTCCAACTCACCTACCGTTTCGGTAGATTTCATTTGGATTTTGCGTGTAAAATTGTCGATTTCACGCTCCCACAAATCACGTTTGTAATAGCGACCATTTCCATTTTTTACCTCTACAGTAGCTAATATCCCTTCAACAAAAACATTACCGCTTTTGTTCATACCCTCAACCAATTTCATTGGTTTTGGATCAAAATGTCTGGTTTCTATTAAAAGTTGTTTACTCATAATTAAGATACATAATCAGATTTTTGATCATCAGGAGCAATATCATTTAAATAATCGTCTAAATCATCTTTTTGATCTAAAGCCATATTATCGTATGTGTCTATAATGTTATCTACATCTTGACCAGCATCCAATCGTTCTGTAGCATCTTCTACATAACTATCGTTTACGTCAAGATCTTCTACTTCGTCAATTACTTCTTTTTTTTTGCCTTTGAATTTTGACATCATTTTTTCAACTTTTTTGCGAGCTACCTCTAGTTTTTTAATGTCTTTTTCAAGTTCTTTAACTTTTTTCTTGTCAGTTAAGGCTTTCATATCCTCATCTTCATCAAGTTTTGAAAGTTTAGAACGTCTGTGGTCAATTAAAGCATCAATTTTGTCTAATTTAGCTTGTAAAACTTCATGTTCTGCTTCTTTGTTGATATCTGCTAAATCTTTTTCAACGCTTTCACGTAAAGATGAAGATTTATGGTTTCTTAGAACAGTTAAGATTTCATCTCTTTCTAATCCCATTTCTTTTAAATAGTCAAATGCATCTCCTTTAGACATTCCTTTTATTTGGTCTAAATAGTCTTCAACATCTAAAAGATCGTCTTGACTACCATATTCGTAATCATCAGAATAATGAGCTACATTTTTATCATCACTATATGATATAGGAAGATTTAAAAATCTTGCAGGTGCAACATCATTGTCGATAACACCAAGAGAAGCTTCTTCAAGTCCTTCTTCCATAATATTCAAGTTAGGAATCAAGAAATCACTTTCAGCCCAATATTGTTTATCACCAGCTTTGTTGAATTTATCAGCTTTTGCTTTTTCAACTTCTGCATTTAACGGGTGATATACTCTAAATTCTTTAGGTAGTTCAGTTGTTGGACCGTAGTTATCAGGTTTGTTAAGGATTTGTTTTACCATTGGTGGGATATCCATAATCAATTTTTTGATTGCTGGTTGATCACCATATCCTTTAACTAGGTTATTGTATAAAATATCTGAAATATATAATGTTAGGCTTCCAGGGTTGTAAATGATATGTTCACCAAAACGTTTTCTAATATTTTGAGGAAACGGAAGTTGGTTTGGAATAAAACGTCTACCACCTTCACCACCTCTACCAGAAGTGTTAACGCTAGGCATTTGATATGCTTCATCAACATCACTTTCTTCTATATTTTGAGAAATTGAATTTAATCCAGCACTATGACGAGAATATATTTTTTGAATTGTAGTTAAAGCTTCTTTATCACCTAAATGAGGTTGTTCAAGTTTAAAAAGAGTATCTTCAAATTCTTCAGAATTTAACTCTTCAAAAATCATATTTTGAACTACTTCACGCAACATGATTTCTTCAAGTGATTCACCTGCTTTTTTCCTACGTTCAAGTTCTTCTTTACGTTTTTGTGCTAATTTAGCTTTAATTTCTTTGTCAGTAAATTTGCTATCTTTTTTTTTAGTTACTAAATCTTCAATATCCGACACAAATTTTTTCTCTACACCTTCTTTCAAATCACCGTATCCGCTTGACTTGTATTTTCCTTTAGGCTCTTTTGGCTCACCTAAACCAGGTGCTTCAGTTGTATATCCTAAATCTTTAACACCAAATTGGGCATTTTTAGTATAGTAGATTTGATCTTTTTGTAAGTTTTTAAATACGATGTCTTTAAGTTCTTGCATCGTTTTATCAGCATTTTTAGGATCTTTCATTTCAGCGTAGTAACCCATCATGATTTGATCAAAGATCATATTGTCAGGATTTTTCTCATCTGAGTAATCAAAGTTATGGGCAAGATCTTCTTCTACAGGTTTAGAAACTTTTTTCTCTTCTGCTTTAACTTTCTCGTCTTCGTTTTTCTTTTTAGCTTCAGCTAAAAATGCTTCAAAAGCAGTTTCGTAAGATTCTTTTTTAGGGCGATCCATTATAGCAGGCATCACAGAAATTACATTTTCTGAAATGATGTTTTTAGTCTTAAGTGATGCTACTGCTTCATCAAATGTAGCAGCATTACGTACAATATGAGGAAATTCGCGTTTTGCCTCTGTAAGGAAAACACCTTTATGTCCTTTACCTTCTTTGATTAACAAATACTGATCTTGTAATGTCTTTTTCATTATTTTTCTGATAAGAGTTGTTTTATTTCTTTTAAATAGCTTAAAACTATTTCGATTGGTTTATTGATATCATATGAACCAGCATTTCCACCATATAATTCAATTGTTTCATTTTTTGCATTTGAAACAAGTGGTTGAATTTCGTTCATTAAGTTTTCAATTTCGTCTAACGAAGCAATGCGTCTTTTTTGAACGTCATTCATTTCATTTAGTATATCGTCTTCAAAAAGTTGCTTAACTTCTAAACCAGATCCTTTAATTTTTTTAGGTACTAGTTTGTATTTGAATTGTTTTACGTAAGCATTATCTTTTACACCTTCAGGACCAGCACTTGGACCCATTCCTAAAGTTGCTCCAGGACCTTCTTTAATGTTTTTTGTTTTTTTAAATGCCTTTGGAGTAGCATAATTCATTCCTTCACCAGAAGAAAACGAAGCACCACCCATTCCGGTAGCGCTCATTTCTGCTAGTTTCTTGCGAATTATTTCTTTAATTTTTTCCATTTACAGTTTCTAACTCGTTAATTAAATCATAATACTGTAACAAGTCAACTAAATCATTATCGGTAATTTTAGCTGTTTTAGCTGGTACCTGGATGATATTGATGATTTCGTTAATTTTGATTTTGGTTACTTCGTTTTTGGTTTTAGCATTTAATTTAGCTAATTCTTCCTTAATTTCAACTACTTTAGCAGTATAAAATTCTTTTAAACGTGGTTTATTGTCAACCGAAGTAATAAATTCTTTAAGGATTTCTTTTTGACGTGGGTGTAGATCGTTGTATTTTGTATTAAAGTTTTCTAATACCATTTTATATGCTAAAAAGCGAACGTCTTTATCGGCTTTTTCAAATTCACCCATTACCTCATCACGTACTTTATTTTTAGCAATTTTAGCAGCAGTTAAATGCTCTAAAATAGTTACTTTGTTCGTAATAGCTTGATCAGGGTCAATAGTATGTTGTGCACTTGCAATTTCGGTTAATGTGTAAAATGCAGCAAACATTTTATAATTTGGTAACTTGTGATTAAAAAACTCGTTTAAATCGTAGTGTTTTTGAATCTCGTTGATCAAATTATATTTTTGACGTTTAATAGCTCCTCTATTTAATGTTTTAGAAGATTCGATTAATGTATCTACTACAATATTTGCTTTACCTTCAGTTAATGATGTTCTTTTAAGTAACGTTTCATATAACTTGTACTCACGACCTAATTCCGACTTAACGAAATATTTTTTAAGTATATCTTTAGCCGGGGAATCCTTACCGTCCAGTGTATCTGTGGTGATCTGTCGAACTAAAAGTTCAAAGAGGATACCCGTATTCTTATACTTTGAATGTTTAACTTGCATTCTTGTAAATATTTGTTTATTTATAAATATATAGAATTTTCTTACTCTCGTATCTGTGATTCATCTAATAGTGAATTCCCTCTAATGTCTGATTCAAAAATCATTTGTTTGTGTTGGTTTTTGATATCGTTAAACATTCTCTTGTTAGGATTTGGTTTACCTTTAGTTTCAAGTGCTAATGGACTGCCACCTTTATATTGAGGTCTAATTGAATCTGATTCGTCTCCGTCTTTTTTAATACCGTCGGACCCAATTCTATCTTTTCCAAGTGCATTGTCTTGTGTATTTTTATCGGTTACTTTTTCTGAAGGTCGGCCTAAATCTTTTTCCTCATCATATCCTAAAGGTACTTCAGTAGCTTCATATCTACCTCTACCATATAAAGAAGCTAGATCATGTGGTGTACCGTATGATTTTCCAGTTTCAAGTGGGTCATTACCTTCGTTTTCAATTTGTGCAATACGGAATTTACGTTTAGCATCTTGTAAAAGCAAGTCTCTATATTCATCATATTGATCTTCGCTCAAATGGAATAAGTTTTCATAGATCCAGTCAGTAGGTAGGATTTTATTTTCCATCATTTGAGTGGCTAGGTCAACTTTTTCTTTCATTAATGCTATTCTTTCTTGATCATAAATGATTGAAGGTGTAGTTAATGATAATTCAAAGTTTGTCATACTTTCGTCACGATATCCTTGAGAATATAAGTGAACTAAAGCAATTTTAGTCAATTCAGATACTACAATACGTTGAATACGCTCAATTGTACGTGCAAATCGAATATCTTCAGCAGCTAATGTAGCTTTACCTGTTAAATCTTTCTCATAGCCCATAAACGCTTTTGGAACCTTAAGGGCAGCAAATAATTTATCACGTAAGTAGGTAACGTCTTCAATACCTTGCCATTGTAGACCTGCTAAATTATCAATTTTAGTTGCTTGATCATTACCACGTACTGGGATGTAGAAATCTTCAAGTAGGTTTTGCATGTTGTACTTTAAGTTATAATCACCAGTATTTTGGTCAATATAAGGAGTACGTTTCATTTTGGAAATTGTTTTCTGCATGAAGTTTTCTACTTCAGCAGGTGCAATATTTCCAACGTTAATATAGAAGATACGTTTTTCAGGTGCACGAACAATACGGTGAATTAACATCGCATCCTCCATCATAATATATTGCTTAAATAATTTACGAGCAGGCTCTAAATACGATCTACCATAAGGTAAAAAGTTAGTATCCGTTAATAAACGGAAGTGTGCCATTTCATAATTGTCAAAGAAAATGGCATTTGCTTGATTACCTGAATTTGGTACGTTGTAGTAACCATAATCTGAAGGGGATGAAATACCATCTGGATCAAAACGGAAACGTACTGAATTTGGATGGTCTTTATCATAGCCATCTTGTCTTTCAATATGGAATGCGTTGTAAGGAATTACATTATACACACCAAATTTTTCAGCAATTTCTAGTTTTAAGAAGAAATCACCATATTTCAACATATTACGAATCCAAGGCCATAAGTTAAATTCTACATTTAATACATCATAAAATAAATTATATAGAATTTTTTGTACATCTTCATCAGATGAACGAATTTGTAATACCTCACCCATGTCATTACGTAATGTACTTTCATCCGCTAAAATATCTAGGGCAGAAGCAATGATAGCATCTGTATCCATTGAATCATATTCGGAATAAAGTGTGGGGCGTAAAGTTTGGTAATTAAAGCTACTTTGATATCCATAAATTGAGGTGTGTGAGTTAGTATAGATACGATTAAATCTATCTACTAACGCATTAGTTTCATATTCACCTGAAACTTGGATTTTGTTTATATCAAATACTTTTAACTGGTTATCTCCTTCATTTCGGATGATAACATCGGTTGAAAATAGTCGTCTTAATCGTGAAAATAATCCTGTATCTGCCATATTTTAGTTTATATAAGCCAAGAAATGTCTTCTTTGCCGTTTGAGTAAGGGTTGTCTATTTGAAATGGGTTATTGTTATACTTATCAGCATAACTAGGCCCATTGGAATAACCTCCAGCATATGTGGTTTTGGAATTACCAATACCATTTAACATACTTTTAGTCATTTCCATATTATTTGCTCTTAATTTAAATGCAGTATCACGTAAGTAACAACCAATACAAAATGCCATTACTAAGTCATCATTGTATCCTGATTGAGCTTCTGCTCTACCGTTTCTCCATATAAATACTTTCATTTCCTCTAATAGGCGAGCTGAATGAAAAACAACTGCTTTATCCATAACAGCTTCTTGGAATTTTCCAATTGCTATAGGACGAGTTGTGTTTGACATTGTAAAACCTGGGGTCATTTTGCTATGATCCATGTAAGGATCAAAGAAAGTATCTACATTATTTGTTCCACCTTTTGGTGAGTAATAAAAATTTTGATAACCTCTGTCTAAAATGGTTTGTACGGTTGACCAACCTACGCTTTGATTTTCGACTGCTAATAAGGCATTGTTATATTCCGTTGCAATGCTTGCTAGTAAATGTCCATAATCTTTTGTATTAATTTGGCCCTTATATTCACCTACCTGAGTGAATGTTTCAACATCAAAGATGTGAAATGCCGAATAATCCTTGCCATCGCCACGCGCTACATCAGCTACGATCAGATAACTCCTCGAATAATCCGCTGGTTCCCAAATCCATAGGTTTTGATCAATACCACGTTTTTCTAGAGGTTCTTTCACGTGAAATTGTTCGTAAAAAGTAATATCTTCTGGTGTAAAGACTGTATCACCAGATGTTGTAAAGTCACAGTCACATTCCTGTGCTGCCATTCGAACACCTAAATCTTTATCTTGTTGATCTCTCCATGATTGATCTCGTTCAGGGTGAACTTCCCAAGGTAATCTAATAGGTAAGAAACTATTATCACCCATTTCAGCAGCAACCCACGTTTGATGAAACCAGTTACCTGTACCATAAGGTGTAGATAATGCAATACACCCACCACCCGTAGCTAAGGTTTGTTGAGCTGAGGCCCAAATTTCACCAATGTTGTGAATGAAGGCAGCCTCATCTATGATCAACAAAGAAACGGCTTCTGATCGACCTGCATCACTTGAAGCACCAACTGCTTTAATTTGAGATCCATTTGGCAGTCGAAGTGTTAATTTATTTGCTTCGTCGGGTTTGTTTGCAAATTTTAACCAGGAAGGTAAGCTTTCATACATGAATTTTACCTTGGTAACCATATTTTTAGCAGTTTCCTGTTTTGTTGCAATACAGAGGATGTTTTTATCTTCATGGAAGATCATCATCCACAGTGAATAACCTGCGGCTAATGTTGAGATACCTAACTGACGAGATTTAAGTACTATTGAGTATGGATTCTCTTGAAATAGGGTAAGTACTTTTTCTTGGAATGGATAAAGGTTAAAAGGCATTCGTCCACGCTTCGGGTGCTGGATCTGGCAGTATTTTTTCATAAAATATGCCGGTGATTGGGCACACTTTATATACTCCTCGCGGACGACTTGTTTTAAACTTTTTTCTTCCATTATTTAACTGCCACCAATGTAAGAATAACAAGTAGGGAAGCCACGAATCCTCCACCCAACCATTTAATTCCTTTCTTAAGGTTTGTATTTTTATTGGTAAGGTCAGTTACGTCTTTTTCAAGACCTTTAATTATTGTATCTTGTACAGTAACAACTTTTTCATAGTCTGCTACTTGTTTGATATAATTTTTTTCTTTAGCTATGTAAATATTGATTGTGCTATCTTTGGCGTCAATTTTTTCATTTAACTGCCATACCATTTTGTTTATTACTTTCAATTCAGCAATAGCAGAATCACCTCGTGTGAGGTCAATTGCAATTGATCGTGCTTTATCGTGTGAAAAACAAATTTTATCTGTAACGGTCTGAGAAAAACTGTTCGAGCTCAGAATTAGAAGCACTAGTAAGATCTTTAATTTTGTTGCCATAATATGTGCGTGTTTGTTGTAGCTCTTTTTCGGTGTGTTTAATTTCTATATTCAATGAATCAACAATATGATTTTGTTGAGCAAGTTGTTTATTTAAAACTTTTTGACCAAATTTTAATAATTCAATATTATTTTTTAGTCGTTTAATTTCTTGTTTTTGTTTAGCATATTTGTCAGTTGGTGTAGGTTTTTTAACATCACACTTAACTAAAAATACTAGTAACAATAAAAGTATCCCACCTATGATAAGATGGGATAACTTTAGTTGGAATGTTTTATTTTGGATCATGCTTCAACTTCTCTACCAGCAGCACGTTTCAAATCGTCCATCATCGATTTAGCGAATTTGAATTTATCTTTTGCTAGTTTTAAAATACCATCAATTTTAGCTTTATCGTCTTTATTTTTCTTAACTGAAGCTAGGAATTGATTGAATTTAACTTTCTTTTCTTCTGGAGTAGAAGCTAATTCTTTTGCTGTTGAGTCGCTAGCTGCTGCTTTTGTTGCGGCTGCATCTTCATCATCTGCAGGTTCTTCTTTAGATGTTGCTTTTTTAGCTGTTTCTTTTTTAGCTTTTGGTGCTTCAGCAGGTTTTTCAGCAGCTTTTCTACCACGTTGTCCTGGTTCTTTTAAACCTAATGCTTTTAGAATAGCATTATTTGTTTGGTTATCTTGCAATTTACTTCCTGAATCGTCAAATTCTGTTTGTTTTTCTAATGCTTTTGTAACAGCAGAAATTTGACCTTTACCAGAGATTTGTTGGCGAATAGCTTTTAAAAGATTTTTTAAGCCTTCTTTATCCATTTTAGCTACGTCTGCTTTAGATATTCCTCTATCTGAAAGTGTTCTATTAACAACTTTTTCCATAGCTGCTTCTAGTGTATCTTCTTCACCGTATTTTGCTGCTACTTGTTTATCAAATCGACCACCGAAATCTGGGATTTCATTTAATTCTTCTGATTCAGCTACACCACTTTTCATTAATTCAGCTTTTTTCTTTTGTAAAGCTTTAATTTCTAAATCTGTAGCTTTAAGAGCAGCCATTTGAGCCGCTTTATCTTCTGTTTCACCTTCATGTAAAACAGCACTAATTTCTTCACGTATGATTTCGAGTAAACGAGATTTTTTCATTGTCTAATTTTATTTATAAATATTAGAGACCCATTACTTGTTTCAATTTCTTAATTCTCTCCTCGGTAGTGCCTGAGAGTCTAGCGAAGTGTGGAATTTTGGTTTTATATTTCTCGATAATTTTACAAATCTCTTTATCAATTTCCATTCGATATTCGGCGTCTATGGCACGGACTCCATTATCCTCTAATTCAACACCCTCAGGTGAAACATAGAAAATATAGTCATATTCGCGTAGTAAATGAGCAGCAACTTCGTTTAAAGTATCACCTATATAATATGGAATTGAATGTGCTAAACGAGTAAATGCCATTACATCAATAACAGTACGATCAGTAACTACATTGTCTAAATATAATTCACTTGAACGTTCAGCCAAAAATACAAATTGACCTTTTAATGTTGAGTCAGTGTTTAACGGAATACCTAAATCACGTAGATATTTTGAACGTTCTGTTCTAAATTCATAGTCTGCAAATTCAGGTAATTCTTTTAATGCATTAACTAGTGTTGTTTTACCAACTGAAATTGTTCCACAAAATCCTATTTTCATAACTTTATTTTAAAAAACTTTCTGCTACATAAATTGCTTGCGCTCCTGATACTGTAATACCACGTGCACTTAAAGCATCACCTACGAAATGTACGTTAGGATAATCTACTAAACTAAGATTACTATAATCTACTTTTACTTCAGGTGACAAATATTTTACTTCAGGAATATACATTCCCCAATCATCTCTAAGTGTAGGGAATACTTTTT